AGCTACGCAGGCGCGACTGGTTTGACTGGTATTGGGGGATCGCTCAAGGGCTTGGGCGGCTTCAGCGGCTTCAGAGCAGGCGGCGGTCGCGTTGGTGCTGGCAGGGGCTACATGGTCGGGGAGAACGGTCCCGAATATTTCCGCCCTGGTCGCAGTGGTCAGATCATCCCGAATCACATGATTGATTTGGGCGGCAAGTTCCTGCCGTTTCACCCGTTGTTCTTGGCTGCAATGTCGGGCATCGGCAACTTTGGCGGGAATCGCCAAGCCTTTATGGAGAGCTTTGGCGCTCAGTTTCGCGGCATTTATGGTGCTCAGCCTAGGGCTAACGGCGGTCCAGTTTCTGCTGGTTCCAACTACATGGTTGGAGAACGAGGACCTGAGATCTTTGTCCCGCGAGGTGGTGGTGGCGGTAACCGCGTTCAGGTTGGCGCTATCAATATCAACGTTCAAAACACTGGCGAGCAACTTAGCCCTGCTGCACAAAAACAGATCGCCAATCAAGTTCAAGGTATCGTGATGTCAACGCTGGTCAACGAGCGTCGTAGCGGAGGGGTCTTGCGTTAATGGCTTACATCGCTTTCAACGACATACCACTGGCACAGGCGACACCAGTGGTCAAACGCAGCCAACGTCGTCAGCAGGCAACGTTTGGCGACGGCTACGTCCAACTGTTGACCGACGGACTAAATACTGACCGTGAAGTTTGGCAGTGCCAGACTTCTCCAATGCCTTACGCGGATGCCTATTCCATCGAAAGTTATCTGTTGACTTTGCGTGGTTCGGCAGTGGAGTGGACCGCTCCAATGTCTACCAAGACGTTTTCTCGTCCGTTTGCCAGCGGCGTGCTGGATTTGGGCTACAAGGACATCAGCACGCTGACGCTCAGTGGCTACAGCCGTCCTAGCAATTACACCGCCAACTTGGCGACTGGTCTGTTGACCTCAGTTGACATCACCAACGGCACAGTCGTCGAGGTCACGCTGACCTTGGCTGCCCGTGATTACATCGTGCGCGATGGCTGGTCAATGACACCAGTCAGCTCTTCGTTTATGACGATTGCATTTGAACTGGAGCGGGTGTTCGTATGACGCAGACACCACCTGTTGCCGAGACGTTTAAGACCCAGATGCCGGAGGTCATTGACCTCTTCACTCTGGACATTTCAACGCTGCTGCCTGCTGGATCGACTGATCAGTCGATCTATCGCTTTTGCAACTGGTCAGATACTGACGGTGACGACATCACCTACGACAGCAACACTTACACCGCAGTGCCAATGCAGGCGAGCGGTTTTGAGCTGAACACCAGCGGCAAGCTGGAGCGTCCCAGCATCACGTTTGCCAACGTCGGCTTGGCGATTACAGCGCTGACCAATACTTACAGCGATTTGGTTGGTGCCAGCGTCAGCCGAATCCGCACGTTGACGACGTATCTGGACGGCACTCCTGGTGCGGACCCTGACGCCTACTGGGGACCAGACGAGTGGGTTGTTGAGCAGAAGTCCAGCGAAAACAAGCTGGCGGTGACGTTTCAGCTGGCGGTGCCTTTTGATCTAGAAGGTCGGAGTTTGCCTGGTCGGCGGCTGTTGCGTGAGCAGTGCCAATGGATTTACAAGAGCGACATCGGCTGCCACTACGACGGCACTGATTACTTTGACGCAAACGACAATTCAGTCACGGATGTCGCTGATGATGTCTGCGGCAAGCGGCTAAGCAGCTGCCAACTGCGTTTTGGCTCTACAAGTCGCCTGCCTTTTGGCGGTTTTCCTGGTCTCGTTGACTCACAAGGCTGATGCTGTCCCAGTGGCAAAACCCGCTTACCGCTGAGCAGCGGTTGGCGATGCGCACTTATGCAGAACGTGCATACCCGAAGGAGACATGCGGGTTCATCTTGCTGGACGGCTCGGTGGTGGAATGCGAAAACACCAGCAACGAGCCAGACACTTTCGCCATCAGCGCCCAAAACACCGCTGACTACCTGGATGATGCCAAGGCTTGCTGGCACAGCCACGCCAAGTACAGCGGCTTCAGCCCAGCTGACATCAAGGCGTGCAAAGCGCTGAACCTGCCTTACGCGGTTTGGAACTGCAGCGGCAGCGAAGCGTTCTGGCTGGATCCGTCCCAAGACGCAGGGCTGCTGGAGCGCCCATGGAACTACGGCGTCTATGACTGCTATTCCGCCGTGCGGGACTGGTACAAGCAGCAGATGGGCGTCGAAATGGGCGACTATCCGCGCCGCTACGAGGGCGAATGGTCAAAGCCCGGCTTTGTGTTTTTTGAGCAGAACTTTGCCGCCGAAGGTTTTGTCAAGCTGCCTGCTGGCGTGGATCTGGTGCGTGGAGATGTGATCCTTTTCAGGATTCGCAATCAGACTGCCTGTAATCACGTCGCGGTAGTGGAGGACCCCGCTGCCAACAAGCTATACCAACATTTGGTCGGCAGGTTGTCTGGGACGACTTCCTACAGCGGATATTTCCGCGAGAATAGTTACATGGTTGTGCGGAGGGCAGGCTGATGGTGACGATCCGATTGCTTGGCGAGGCAGGTCGCCGTTTTGGTCGTCAATTCAAGCTTGCGGTAAAAACACCAGCCGAAGCCATCCGTGCGCTGTGCGTTCAGATCCCTGCGTTGCGCCAGTACCTGCTGGATTCTGAAGAGAACGGAATCCGCTGGCGTGCAATCACTGATCACGCAGCTGGTTTAGACGAGGAAGGATTGCTGTGGCCGCTCAGTAAGAAATTTGTCCTGGCACCTATTCCGGTTGGACGTGGCGGTGTCGGCAAAATTATTGCCGGTGTGGCATTAGTTGCGGTCTCGGTTTTATTTGCTCCTGCAGGTGCATTTGCTGGAGGCTTATTCACGCTTGGTGCGCAGGCAGTTCCAATCGTTGCCGGTATCGGTTTAAGTCTTGCTTTCTCGGGTGTTGCGGATCTCCTGACGCCTACGCCCAAGATGCCCAACGTCACAGGTGGCGTTAGCGGAGTTGGAACGGGGGCGACTGGGGGACGCAGCCGTGAGGATCAAAGAAAGTCATTTACGTTTGATAAGTCCAACGCCAATACTCAGCAGGGCGAAGTCGTTCCAGTGCTCTACGGTGAGCGCATCATCGGATCGACTCCGATTCTGAGCTTCGGTCTGGAACTGCAGAACAGCCTCTGATGGAAGACTTTCAAGAGTTGCCTGAAATCAGCGGTGCTGGTGGCGGCGGTGGCGGCCAACAAGTTGTTCAACAAACCGTTCAACAGAACGTCGTTGTAACGCCTACAGCTAGGCAGCCAACTGTCGCGGCAAACAACCTGTTTTCGGTCGCATTTGCCAAGACGGTTTATGCACTGAGCGAAGGCGAGATCGAGGGCTTTCCTAACAGCATCACAAAAGACACGTTCCTGGATTCAACGCCGATCCAGAACGAGGACGATACCTATAACTTCCAGGGCTACACACTTGATCACCGCACTGGAACGGATGAAACCCAGACCCCGATCACTGGATTTAGCACCACTGAAAACGTCGTTGGTGTAAACACCAACCTGACTGTTGCTGCTGGGGCGCTTACCCGCACCATCACCGACACCGATGTGGAGCGGTGCCGGATCATCATGAGTTTCCCTGCACTGCAGGCTCAAAACAGGGATAACGGTGACGTAACTGGTACCAGCGTCAGTTTCAAAATTGAAGTTTCCGCCAATGGTGGCTCTTACGTTGAGGTTGAGTCGCCAACCGTCAGCGGCAAGTCAAATAGTCAGTTCCAACGTGCATATGAGTTTGATTTAGACGGCACTGGACCTTGGACGATTCGCCTGACTCGCCTGACTGGTGACGACAGCAGCGGCTATGTCGCAAACCTTACGCGGTGGCAATCGCTTGTCGAAATTATTGACGAGAAGTTTGCCTACCCCAATACCGCGCTGCTGGCGCTGAAGGTTGACGCCCGCCAATTCAACAGCATTCCGAACGTTTCGGTTCGTCTGCGCGGCAAGCGTGTTCAGATTCCCAGTAATTACAACCCCACAACCCGCGTTTATACCGGCATCTGGGACGGCACGTTTACGACCGCCTGGACTGATAATCCTGCCTGGATCTTCCGTGACATTGTTGTCAATGACAGATTTGGGGTAGCGCGTTATGTCTCCAATATCTCGATTGACCCCTGGTATCTCTACACAGTTAGCCAGTATTGCGACGAGTTAGTTCCTGACGGTAATGGCGGAACCGAACCTCGTTTTACCTGCAATGTGTACCTGCAAAATGCAGGCAGTGTTTATG